CTTCGGTAGCCCCTTTCTTTTTTAAATAACATGTGTATACTTTTGTTATCCCTGACAGCTACATGATGTGGCTGACATAACCCACGACAGGAGATACATTGGGCAATACTACTTTTTCAGGACCAATTCGGTCAGGCACAATTAAAGATACAACAGGCACTATCGTAGGCACTAACATTGCTAACGTAGGTCAAGTTGTTCTGCACCAACGTGCAGCTATAACTCAAGCTTTAACTATTGCTGCACAAAACCCTGCTACAACCATTATAATCCCTGCTTCCAGCATAATCCTAGCAATAAGATTATATGTTGCAACTGCTTGGACTGGCGCTGCCACAACAGGCTAAGTTGGCTTTGACGATGGCACTATCATAACCGCAGCAGCTCTTACCGCAGCAGGTGGCGCAGCGGGAGGTACTTTAGGTGTTATAAGTATTGGAAGTGGCGCAAACGCAGGTCGAGTAGCTAACTGGACTAATGTCGGTACAACTGACAAACGGATTCGCTTTTTAAGTACAAATACAGGTAATGGTTTGGGTATTCTTGAAGTTCAGTACGTGCAAGCAGCTAACGCCGCAGTACAACCGTAAGGGAGTAAGACATGGCTGGTCAAGAAGTAAGGGCTTTTAACTTTGCAGCAAACGAAACTGCCGCACTTGTAGGCCCATCACGAGGTAGGTTGCAGGGGGTTCTAGTAAACGCCGCTGCCGCCGCCGCGTTTACTATTCGTAGTGGCAGTGCCACGGGTGAAATTCTACTTGATCTAACATTACCTGTGGGTTGGAATGACGTGTACATACCAAATGATGGCATACTCGCTGACAACGGTTGTTTTGTTGCCGCCTTCACTGGCACAGGGAACACGATGACCCTACTCATAGAGTGAGTTATGGCTGAAAAGAAAAAAGGTACTATGAAAGGCCACACCATAAAAGGTGGTCAGAAACGCCCTACTAAATCTGGGGCGGGTATGACCAAGAAAGGTGTGGCTAAGTACCGTAAGGATAACCCCGGCTCTAAGTTAAAGACGGCGGTTACGGGTACAGTAAAGAAAGGTAGTGCAGCCGCCAAGCGGCGTAAGTCCTATTGCGCTCGCTCTGCTGGACAGATGAAGCAGTTCCCCAAAGCTGCTAAAGACCCCAACAGTCGCCTACGTCAGGCTAGAAAACGGTGGAAGTGTTAGATGGCTATTTCTAGGACTCAGATGGGGAGTCAGCTCACTGGCAATCGCGTCTCAACTGGAGACGATGCGAGGGACTTAGACATCATTCGCTTTGGTAAGGGCGGCAAAACTAAGAAAAAGTCAAAGAGTAAAGTCAACGAGGCTGGTAACTACACTCAACCTGAGAAGCGCAAGCGTATGTTTAATAGGATAAAAGCTGGCGGCAAGGGTGGAGCGCCGGGCCAGTGGTCCGCTAGAAAAGCCCAGATGTTGGCTAAGGCATATAAGTCTTCTGGCGGGGGGTACACATCGTGAAGGGCGTAAAGCATTATCGGAAGGACGGCACTGTTCATAAAGGTGGCACACACAAGATGTCTGATGGCTCTTTGCATTCTGGCAAGACCCACGGCAAGACAAGTGTAAAGCTGGTGCATTATAAAGATTTGAGTAAAGCAGCAAAGGCTAAGGCAGATGGCGCTAAAAGCAAGCCAAAAAAGTCTTAAAAGCTGGACCAAGCAGAAGTGGCGGACCAAGTCTGGTAAGCCATCTACGCAGGGAAAGAAGGCTACGGGAGAGCGATACCTTCCTGAGAAGGCTATCAAGGCTTTGACGGCTAAGGAATACGCAGCTACTACTAAGAAGAAGCGCGAAGCTACTAAAAAAGGTAAGCAGGTTGCCAAGCAGCCGAAGAAAATTGCCAAGAAGACGGCGAAGTATAGGAAGACTTAGATCATGGCAGTAGTCACACCAGACCTACCAGAACTATTTGAGGAAGCATATGAGCGTGCTGGCCTTGAGATGCGTTCTGGATATGATCTAAAAACGGCTCGTAGGAGCCTTAACATATTAACATTGGAGTGGCAGAATCGTGGTCTTAATCTCTTCACTATTGAAGCGGGTACGCTCGCTATTACAGCGGGTACGTCAACGTATACCCTTCCTTCAGACACCATCGACCTCATCGAACACCAAGTCCGCACAGGTACAGGTACAAATCAAACCGACACCGCCCTCGCGAGGGTCAGTGTCACGACCTACGCCCAGCAAACCAACAAAAACACGCAAGGTAGGCCGACCCAAATCTACGTCCAAAGGCTCCCCACGGAAGTCAAAGTAACTCTATGGCCTGTGCCAGACGCCACTACGCCGTATACTCTAGCCTATTATAGGCTGAAGGGTATTGACGGGCTGTCTAATGGCATTGGTGGAGATGTATCTTCTGTGCCGCCGCGTTTCGTACCAGCGTTGGTTTCAGGCATGGCATACTATATAGCCATGAAGAAGCCAGACGTTTCCGCTCGTGTTCCATTGCTGAAGCAAGAGTATGAGTTTCAGTTCCAGCTCGCTGCTGGCGAAGATGAGGAAACAGCGTCAATCAAATTTGTACCCTTTGATACATTTATGTTGGGTGGGTAATGACCTACGCAAAAGCCAAATACGCCTTCGGGTTCTGTGATAGGACGGGGTTCCGTTACCCCCTCAAAGACCTTGTGCCTGAGTATAACAACGGTGTTAAGACTGGTTTCCTTGTCGGTAGAGATGTCGCTGACCCCGATCAGCCACAGAACTTTCTTGGACGTATAAAGGTTAATGACCCTCAATCACTAAGAAACCCACGCCCAGATACTTCTCTACTACAGAGCCGAGAGCTGTTTGGCTTCAACCCTGTGTGGAACCCCGCGCAATATATGGTTGCGTCTGTGGGAAGAGTTACTGTCTCCGTTTCAGACACAGGTAATGAGATAGCCAATGTCACTGGATCAACTGCCTCGCTTTCCGTTGGATCAGTATCTGTAAATATCCCTCAGAGCGATGCCACTGCAAACCTTACGGGCATTAGTTCTACATCATCTGTTGGTTCAGCATCTGCGTTTGGCATTAGAGCTACATACGCAATAACCGTTGTTAACCCCGGTAGTGGTAATGTTTACTATCAAAATGGCTCTCAGCCCGGTGGTGCAGGTGTAGATGTATATGAGGGCAGCACATATCGTTATGACCAATCAAGCAACACTAACTCAGGGCATCCATTGCGCTTTTCGACAACTGCTGATGGCACACATGGTGGCGGATCAGAGTATACAACAGGTGTCACATATGCGGGTACTCCCGGTAGTTCTGGAGCCTATACACAAATAGAAGTGGCTACAGGCGCACCAACACTGTATACTTACTGCAGTGTACACAGCGGAATGGGTTACAAAGTTAACACCTTAGTAGAACCTTAGTAGATTAGGAGATTAAAATGTCAGCACCTAAAAAATCCTTACGCCCCAAAGCTCGTCCGAAATCTATCTACGGAGTCGAGGAAATGAGTACACGAAGCCCTGATGGTCTAACCATAGCAGAGCGCGAAAAGAAAGAGAAAGCGGAGAAAAAGATGTATGGTGGTAAAATGAAAAAACCTGTTGCTATGAAATCCGGTGGAAAGATGCCAATGGTAAAGAAGGGTGGTAAGTCTGTACCAGCTTTTGCTGCTGATGGTGTTGGTAAGATGAGCTACGGTGGCAAGATGCCCAAGAAGATGAACATGGGCGGCAAGTGTCGCGGCATGGGAGCTGCGACTCGCGGCGGAAACTTTAAAATGGGTTAAGTTCAAATGAACTATTCTGAGTTATCACAGGCCATACAGGACTATACTGAGAACAACGAGACAACATTCGTCTCTCAGATTCCTACGTTCATAGAGCAAGCCGAGGAGCTTATACACCGCACGGTGATGATTCCAGAGCTTCGCAAGAACGTGAACGCGAGCATGGATCAAAACAATCCGTATATCGCTAGGCCATCAGACTTTCTGGCACCGTTCTCTTTTGCGGTGATTGATAGCAGTGGTAACTATACCTTCTTGATAGAGAAGGATGTGAACTTCATGCGTGAGGCTTACCCGAATCAAACGGGTACGACTGGTCTTCCTAAGTATTATTCTGAGTTTGATGGTGACTTTGCGTCAACTAACTCTCCCGGTAACTTTATCTTGGGTCCGACACCTGACGCAGATTATAATGTTCAATTGCACTATTACTACGATCCACCTTCGATTGTAGCGTCTGGCAGCTCTTGGCTCGGGGACAACGCCGAAGAAGCTCTGCTTTACGGAAGTTTAATAAACGCTTATGTGTTTATGAAGGGCGAGGCCGATGTGCTGTCTATGTATCAGCAAGGCTTTGACAACGCTATGAGGCGTCTAGTTGTATTGGGAGAAGGCAGACTGAAGCGGGACAGTTACCGTGATGGCGAGCCAAGGATGGAAATGTAAATGTTTGAGTTAAAACTTGATGCACCTCGTGATGAGAACCTAGTGTTAGTAAACACAAGTAATCACAGAGGGTTTACTCCAGAAGAACTTTCTGAGCAATGCGTTCAGAAGTTGATCTCTGTATCTGATACAGCACCCCCAGCTATCAGGGATCAAGCTCGTGCTTACCAAAAGCACGTTGAGACGCTCGTTGCATTTTATATGCGACAAGCTATTCGCAGTGACCGCACAACTGTGTATAAT